AGCAAATCCATCTTTAGTTCTAGGCATAGCGACAGCCAAGTCCTGTGCGTGGTGTATCAATTCCTTTGGAACTAGTATCGGACTGGAGTTTTTCTGTATTAAGGCCACGTGTTTACCAAATGAATACATATTGTACTGGGGCATGTTAAAAACTCCAAAATTTGTTTCTAAATGGTTAGCACTCATGGCTCCATAATAAGTAAGATCTGACAATTGAGCTAAAACACCATCCACGGCGAAGTCCCTGTTATCAGTGACAGGGGTCGGATGGATAGAGTATATAACTGAGGTTCCAATCTTACAAACTCTGTGCCATTGCATGGCCCTACCGCGATACCCAAAATAATTGCCTCTGAGCCAGTGGCATGCACTACCTTGGTAGCCTATATTACTTCCCTTTACGTTCATATAGTGTCGACCTTGTTCGTCGACTCTATAGTAAGCTTCGTTCTCGTAAAAGGTGCCGACTACTTTGTCAAAGTCATGCACGGCTGTCAAGATCTTCTTAGCCCCTGTATTGTAAAGTAAACTCAACGTGTCTTCCTTACTTACATAATAATGGGAATGTAAGAACATGACTGTGGTGGGTTCTATACAGTCACACTCTTGCACCGTATGTAAGCAGTAGTTGGTAGCTTTCGCATCTTGGAATCGCTGGACGCGGCCATGGTCATTTGGAGTGAGTGGTGGGCAACAACTCCAAACATCTTCCCGTCCTTCCTTCTTGTGTCTAACTGGGTTTCCGCCGACATCAAGGATTGGGCCTTCAGCCATGCTATACATTTCTCTTTCGAGCTTAATCCTTTCAACATATAGCATTGGGTGTTCATGCTCATTACCGTAGTCATTTCCTTGAACGTGGATTTTGAACTCATCGAGCATTCTTTTACGTAGGTCGGGATGTAGTGGGAAAGGTACGTACAACTGGTTTTTGTTGAATTTACCGATGCTTGGGCGCGAGGAGCTTGTTTCGGTGGTGTCAGAGGTGGTATCCGACATGGTAAGGGTGCTCTCGGTGGAGGGGTCGTGGCTCTCATCGGTACCGATACTAGTTCCATGGGAGGCGTTGACTCTCCCTTTTCCTTTATCTTCACGGTCTCTTTGGTAGTCATCTTTGTCGTCAAGTGACTCTCGGCGTAAAGATCCATCAGGTCCAAAAGTGAATTTCAAACGCATTTCGCGAGGTGGTACAAACTAATGTACTTTTACGTGTAACCTAGTGGGGTTCTAGTGACACGGGGTTTTAGAATATTGTCTTAGGACTATCAACAATAAGCCGACAACGTTTTGCAGATGCCGATTTTGTAGGTGGGGTGCCTACGCGTGTAAGGGATTAGCT